GGTTCATATACCCAACTCTTCGCAGAATTCAGCCTGAATTAGTGAACAAGTGGCAGGAATCATTTGAGCGCATTCTTAAGGAGTGGACATAATGGCAAAAGATAATCGCACGTTAAAGTTATCAATCCTTGCCGATATTGATGATCTTAAAAAGAAACTAGATCAAGCCGATACCACAGTTCAAAACAGTTCAAGCAAGATTGGTGATTTTGGCAAAAAGGCTGGACTAGCATTTGCAGCTGCTGGAATTGCAGCGGCAGGTTATGCCAGCAAATTAGCCATCGATGGCGTTAAAGCAGCGATTGCAGATGAAGCTGCACAACTTAGGTTGGCCAACGCCTTAAAGGCTGCCACAGGGGCAACAGATGCCCAGGTAAAGGCCACTGAGGCCATGATCCTTAAAACCAGTTTAGCCACTGGGGTTGCGGATGATGAACTTCGTCCGGCCATGCAGAGGTTGGCGGTAAGTACAAAATCAACTGAGGAAGCCCAAAAGTTATTATCCCTTGCATTAGACATCAGCAAAGCATCAGGCAAAGATCTTGAAACAGTAGCCAATGCTTTAGGTCGTGCCCAGGATGGAAACGCAACCTCATTAGGCAGATTAGGACTTGGCTTATCAAAGGCAGAATTATCCACATTATCATTTACAGAGATCCAGGCTAAGTTATCAGATTTATATGGTGGCGCAGCAGCTGCTAATGCTGAAACGTTTCAAGGCAAGATTGATCGTTTAAAGGTCGGCTTTGATGAGGCTAAAGAATCACTTGGCGTTTTGTTATTGCCACAGGTTGAAAAGTTTATTACATTTTTAAATGACAAAGGCATTCCGGCGTTAGATGGATTTATTGCAGGACTTACAGGTGAAGAAGGTTTGACCAATTCACTTGATGAAACGGGAAAAAGTTTTGAAGGTTTTGGTAAATTTGTTTCTTTTGTTGCAGACAAAATTGGGTCATTTATTGTATTTGTAAGGGAGGCAATCGGATTATTAGTAGAGTTTGCTAACCAGGCAATTAGAGTTATTAACCTTGTTCAGACAGGCCCAGATATTGGATACATTTCAAACCCATCACTTACAGGAAAGATGCTTGGTCAAACACCTAGCGTGCCAACACCTACTGCTTTGGATAGAAACCCAACGGGCAGAATAGTTAATAACATTACAGTTAAAGCAGTGGATTCAGAAGGCGCAGCCAGAGCAGTTGCAAAAGTATTAAATCAATCATCTGCCAGATCAATTCCGGCACTAGATCCAGCAAGCATTAGACGACTTCAATAATGAGCAACTTTACGCCTGAATGGCGATTGCTAGTTAATGGCGTTGATTATTCAAACGTAGCAATCTCAGATATATCTCACGCATCTGGTCGAGATGATATTTACATTCAGCCAAACCCTTCATACATGGAAATTGCTTTAGTTGCTTTAGAAGATGAAAACTATGTCTTTGATGTTAATGATTCTTTAACGCTACAAATCAAAGACAGCACTGGCGCATACACAACTCTCTTTGGTGGCAACATCACAGATATAACCACATCGGTCAGCAGCACAGGATCAGTTGGCAAGGTTTACTCATACAACCTAATCGCTATGGGCTCCCTTGCTAGATTGGCTAAAACAATCAGCGAAGGCGTATTAACATCAGAGTTTGATGGAGATCAGATTTATACCTTGCTTACAGAATTCTTATTGGGCGACTGGATTGGCGTATCAGCTGCACAAACTTGGGCAGAGTACGATCCAACGATTACATGGGAGTATGCAGAAAATCTAGGTATTGGAGAGATCGATCAGCCTGGTCAATATGAAATGGTTAATCGTGGTTCATCGGTAGATACGATTTACAACATCGCTTCACAGATAGCCAATTCAGCCTTTGGATATTTATATGAGGACAGTGCTGGAAACATCGGGTACGCAGATGCAGATCATCGTCAAAACTACATAGCTGCAAACGGAGCAGTTGAGGTTTCAGCAAATACAGCTATTGGAGCAGGTTTAACAACAACAACTCAGGCAGGTAATATCCGCAACGATGTAGCCATTAACTATGGCAACAATTTTAATGACCTAGAAGTGGCTTTAGATGCCACAAGCATTTCCATTTATGGCTACAAATCAGAAACCCTTAACTCAAGCATCAAGAATCAATCAGATGCGGAAGATATTGTTAATAAATACTTAAGTCTTAGAGCCTATCCTTACCCAGTATTCGACAGCATCACATTCCCAATTACAAACTCAGAATTAGACGATACAGACCGAGATCACCTTTTAAACGTGTTTATGGGTCAACCACTGACCATCACCGATTTACCGCCTCAAATAGCCTCTGAGGGGCGTTTTCAAGGGTATGTAGAGGGTTGGTCATGGAGCACGTCATTCAATGAGTTATACCTGACCATCAACCTCAGCCCAATAGAGTTCTCAGCCGTATTCCAACAATGGAATGAGGTCAATGCCTCCGAAGCATGGAACACATTATCAGGTACAATTACCTGGCGAACAGCGATAGGAGTAATTTCTTAATATGGCAACAACTACCAATTATGGGTGGGAAACCGCAGATGATACCGATTTGGTCAAAGATGGTGCGTTGGCTATGCGAACACTTGGTTCAGCAATTGATACGACTACGAAAGCCCTTAACCCATCAACAACTTTAGGCGATATTGAATATCGATCAGCAACTGCTAACACCAACACAAGATTAGCAATTGGATCAACTGGCAATGTTTTAACAGTTTCTGGTGGTGTGCCAACTTGGGCTGCTCCTGCTTCTGGTGGAGGAATGACTTTATTAAGCACAACAACACTTTCAGGCTCTTCTACATCAATTTCAATTACTCCGACAGGATATAACGAAATTGTGGTAATTGTTCATGGTATTACAAACGGCTCAAATGGTAATTTGTTCATGGGTATTAATTCAGATACAACTGCTGCTAATTATGTTCAAGCATTTTACGCAACAGAAGGCACATCTTATTATTCAGGAGCAAATGTTGGCGTTGCAGGAGTAAATGCAATTATTCCTGGTAATGTTGGATACTTAGGCGCAAATAATAATAATATCGCTCAATTTATTATTGAACAACCAAACCTCACCACTCGTAAATTGGTTAGTGCTCAATCGGCATTTTATTCACAGAATAGTCTTCATGCATCTAGCAATTCGACTTGTAATTATGCTACCTCATCTGCATTGTCTTCAATTCAATTGTTTACCACAGTTGGAAGTTTTACCGCAGGAACTGCACTAGTTTACGGAGTTAAATAATGACAAAACCAATGATAAGAATACATAATACTGAGACTGATGAAATTATTGATCGAGAAATGACCAATAAAGAATATGAGGCTTATGAAGCATCTGCACAGGCACTTGCAGAATTAGAAGCATCAGTAGCGAATAAAACTGAAGCAAAGGCTGAACTACTTGCCAAATTAGGCATCACTGCCGAAGAAGCACAACTTTTACTTTCCTAAATGAAGTCGTGGCTGAGTAAGTCAGCAGTCCAATTACGGGAGCAAATTGATGACTGTTTTCCAGATAGGGATCGTTCTTCTGATGGTTGGATTGGCGATGCTAGGCACTCACAATCTAAATCCGACCACAATCCGAGTAGCGATACGGGCGTGGTTCGTGCTATCGATGTGGACAAAGATTTAAATAAAATCAAGGGATTGTCAGTACATTTAGTTGAGCAGCTGAGAATCCATGCCAAAGCAGATAAGCGTAAACGCATCACTTACATTATCTTCGATGGTAAAATATGTTCTGCTAGAGGTAATTGGAAATACAGGACTTACAAAGGATTCAACCCACACAAGTCGCACATCCACATTTCCTTTAGCCCTGCGGGAGATCAGGACAGATCGTTTTTCGACATCCCACTTCTCGGAGGCAAAGCATGAAACTAAGCAAGAAACATAAAGCAGCAATCAAATCTTACTTACGAGCAGTAGCAGCTTCTGGACTTACAGTTGCTTTAGCAATTGCAGGAGATATACGACCAGAATATGCGGTATTGCTTGGAGCATTAGTTGCACCGCTAGTCAAGGCATTAGATCCTAAGTCTGGTAAAGAAGCCGATTACGGGATTAGCACAAAAGCATGACCGAGCAGGATTTTTTTACACTATACATCGCAACGATTGGCATACTAGGCGGATTTGCTGGGTATGTCATCAGTCATTTACTGACCGAAATTAAACGCCTTAATCAGCGTGTCGATGAGATTTACAACATTCTTTTAGAGCGATAATTTAAAACATGGCGAACACACGCAAAAAGCAAACAGCCCGTAAAAAGGTTGCAAAGAAGCGGATTGTGCGTAAGTCGCCAGAGCCATTAACCAAACTTGATGTCTTTTATGCATCTTTGCATGAATGCTACAAATCAGCCCGTAAGGCTGGATTTAGCGAAGGCATTGCACTTTGGATGATGCAAGACAGAATCCTTCCCGACTGGATTGTCGGAGATGGAGGGATCATTCCATCGATTGATCCGACTGAAGAAGATGAGGATTTTGATTAAGCGATACTTGGTTATTTCAGATTTACAGATTCCCTACCACCATGAGGCAGCTGTTAAAAATGTTATCAAGTTAGCAAGGCGGGAGAAGTTTGACAGTGTACTTAATGTTGGTGATGAGATTGATTTTCAAACCATTAGCCGTTGGGCTGAAAAAACACCTTTGGCTTATGAGCAGACTTTACACAGGGATCGTGAACTTACTCAGTCGATTCTCTGGGATCTTACCGAGCACGCTAGAGAGGCTCATATTGTCCGTTCTAACCATACTGATCGCCTATACAACACTCTTTTAAAAGTACCTGGCTTAATCAGTTTGCCAGAATTGCAGTACGAAAAATTTATGGATTTCTCTACTATGGGAATTCAATTCCACAAGACCTTTTATGAGTTTGAAAAGGGTTGGATCTTGGCACATGGCGATGAAGGTAATGCAAACCCTAACCCAGGCATCACTGCTCTTAATCTGGCTAAAAAGGCTGGTAAGAGCGTTGTTTGTGGTCATACCCATAAGTTAGGGCTAAGTGCATACACAGAGGGCTTAGGAGCCAATTACAGGACGATTTGGGGCATAGAGGCTGGCAACCTTATGAATAAGTCAAAAGCCTCATACACAAAGGGAATAGCCAATTGGGCTATGGGCATCGTGATCCTGGATTGGGATGGTAAGAACATGACCCCGACCCTTATTCCAATCAACAAAGATGGATCATTTACGGCGTTGGGCAAAGCCTATGTCTAGAGAAACAGACTACAAAGAACGCACAATCGATGATGCCATCGATGTCATTGATAACAGTATTGTTATCTGACACGCCATCAAACCTATCGAGATTGTCGCTGATCTAGCACATACTTAATCCCAACAGGCAAAGAGCCTGAGATCGGGAGCAAACAAATGAGCAATATAAGTGATCAGATGGCGGTAGCAATCGTCATTTTTAGCACCTTTGCGGTTTTCTTATTTATGGCTTGGCGAGAAGATCGTAAAAATAGATTATGGGATGAAGCCTGGCGTGCTGGCTATGAACAAGGCACAAAGGTAGTGCGCAGTAATGTCCGCTAATCGTGATGCCTTATTTGCAGAAGCAACATTACTTTCACAAGATAGAGGTCGAATTTATGGATCTCCATATTCCAACCACAAGCGGATCGCAGACATCTGGTCAGGCATTCTCGACATGCCAATTACAGCACATCAAGTTGTGTTATGTATGGTCGGACTTAAGATCGCTCGTTTGGTTGAAACGCCCACACATCATGACTCAGTTGCAGATTCGGTCGCTTACTTGGGATTCTTCGAAGATGTACTCCAAGCGCAGCTAGACGATGATTACGAAAAATTCTAATCGGAGTGTTTGGTGTGATTACTGTAAAGCGCAGTATGGAGCGCATACAATCAAGGGTCAAAATCCGGCAACTTGGCTTTCAAAGAGCCAAAACGGAACAGAGCGAGCCTACTGCGATAAGTGCAGACACTCAGTGGAGGCTTGGCATGATGGGAGCACTTGGGATCTTCGTGCACAACAGGAATACCGACAAGGGAAACAGGAGATAAATTATGGCTTTTAATTTGGAGGATTATGAAACAGTCGAAGAAAGATTATCGAAATTCTGGAAAGACTGCCCAGACGGGCGGATCGAAACCGAGCGAGTTGTCGCCGTTAACGCTCCGAGCGATGAATATGTATTTGTGGCTCGGCTATTTAGAACTGAGGCTGATCAACATCCAGTATCGACTGGGTGGGCG